AATGTGCGGAATAAATTTTCTTTTTCTGCACTCATACCATCTTCACATAGTTAAGCTGGGTAGAATTATCACGCTGTGCCTTGATTTTACCCTCGGCAGTAAAGTTGGAACCAATTTCCAACTTATTGCGATATGCAAAGAATACCTGCTTGTTATCGTCTGTGATAGCAGTTACAAAATGCGTACCCCAAGTATCGCTGAAATAGCACTTTACGACTTCTGCCGAAATAGCTACCTTATCACCTACTAGTCCATCAAGACATTCAGTTTCACGCAAACGAACTTCAACCGTATTACGGATTTGTGTGCGCTCATATGCAGCAGGAAGTGAGGAAACGATAGCAATATCAAAGTTGCTGCCGACTGTTTCCTTCTCTACGATAGAGAGCATATTTTGCTCAAAGTCACTAAGGCGCTTGTCAGTCAACAGCTTGAAAGTAAGACTGCGGCAATGCTGCATTACCTTTTCGCCTACTTCACGGTCTTGCTCACGGATATCAAAATCACCGTCAAGAAACTGACGGATAAGAACCTTGTTAGCAATCTTGCTAGTACCAGCTTCGTCATTTGTTTCAGAATATTTGAGATAGCCACCGTTAACACGATGAGCCGCGGCAGCAGCAGCAAAAACATCAGCAGTGTTGTATGACGGACGAATATAACGAGCCATTTAGTATCTCCTTGCTATATATTCACTATAGCAAAATGGGTAACTGTTGTCAACCTTTTTTTAATCGTCAGGTGTAGAATTTACAAGTTTTTCTACGATATCGTATTGTTCAGCGGCTTTCTTGAGAGCCGGGTATTCTTGTTCAAGAGTCTTACGATTAGATTTCTTAGCTACTCTTTCAATCTCACCATTAACGATTTCAAGTGAATAATCTAATCCACTATTAACACGATTGAGAGTGCGCTGGTGAGAGTTAGCGATCTCACGATATATTGCTTCTAAGATGAATTTATCACGCTTTTTCTCAACCTCTGCCAGTTCTCGCAGAAATTCAAGTTCATCTTGTATTGCATCAGTAATAGTGTAGGGCATTACTTGCGGCTCTCTAGGATAAAATCACGAACACGCTCACGGTCAATGCTGTCATAGACAGGCTCTTCACCGTGACTGCGATACATCCGATCTAACTTGTTGGTAGCTGCTACGACTTCGGCAGGAGTAGCATCTACGTCTTTATAGATACCATCAACACCGTTATAGAAGCTAAGCACATAGCTGACAAAATCTTCGTTACCCATAAAAAATCTCCTTAGAAGCTATATTATGACTATAGCTCCAAGGAGACCTTTTGTCAACCGTTTTTTACTTCTTTGGATTATTATTCACAAAGTCGTACATCTTTTGAGCGGTCTCAAGGACCTTCTCAAGTCCGGGGAATTCGGGAGCAGATACCTTAGTAACGATCTTGCCTTCCCCGTCCTTTGTTTGAGAAACTTCCCAACCAAGCAACTTAGCTTTGTATTCTTCGATGACTAGCTTTTCAGCAAGCCCTAAGATATCAGAACGAATCTCGTACCCATTCTTGTTAAACTTAACTTCGGGTAGACCCGGAAACTTATTCTCGCTCATTGTGTCACTCCTATTACAAAATAGTTACGATAAAAACGTAGGTTAGAACTAGCATTGCTGACATTGTAGCCATGAAACCAGCCCGCGCCGCATATAGTGTTTTATTTGTCATTACTTTTCTTTCTTCTGTGTGTTAAAAATAGCCTTTGCAGATTCCTGCATAGACTTTGCGGTTTCTGTATAAAATGATTTATCAGTAACAGTTTTATGCATATTGCTGGCGGTAGTAAAACCAACATCAATTGCTTTCTTAGTATACTCGGTTTGAGCATCTACAAACTCGTTCATGGTCTTTGATAGACCTTCGTGCTTAACGAAAGTGTCTACGAAAATCTTCTTTGAAGTTTGGATGGCGTCAACGGTATTGTTGACTAAAGTAGCTAACATATCACCTACTCCTTAGTTGCAACGACCGAGAAGGTCTCGGCTGTTGAAATACTCAGCCTTGCTAAGACCCTTGCTGCTATCCTTATCAGCATAGTTAAAAAACTTAGGCTGAGTGCGGCAACCTGCAGCAGTCAATTCAGTAAGTGTGATTTCCCCGCTAGTGTCTGCGTCAAGCTTAGTGAACAATTCGTTCTTCCAAGCAAGTGCTGGGGTCGAGAGTGTTAGAGCCGCTAAAAGGCTAATTGCAATATTCTTCATAATTTTTCTCCTGTGTGTGTTGTGTGCGTAGCTGATGCTACAATTAGTATTTATCTGTAACAAAACTGTAATAAATTATACTATTTAACCGAATCTAGGTAGCTTTGAAAGTCTCCGTATAACGTCATCATCATTGCTATTCTATGATCATATAGCTTAATATACGGTTGTTTCTTGCCATTGTCAAGAAGTTTAACGCCGATATAGTAAGGGCATTTAACCTTTTTGTCAAGCATTAAAGTATACTTCCCCCAACTACTTCCCCCTGTAGTACCTTTGGGAGGAGTAAAGTTGAAGTCATAATACGCTATCTTAGCTCTATCAAATGCAACCATACCAACATCAGTGAGTCGTAATCCGGAACCAACTCGCCCAGTAACAAACCATTCAAATACTAACTTATCCGGAGCAATATCCTTCCAAGGAAAATCTGGATCATCCTTGGCTTCATTTAGTATTAGTTTTACTATTTCAATTTTGGTCTTGGGATAGGTCATCAGGATAGACTGTGCGACCGCTGTTCATAAACACCACTGTAAACTTGTCAGACTTGAATTGTGCGTTTAGTTTTCTGCACAGATTTCTAGCATGTCCTGGATTTGAAAAGCTTGTTTTCTTGTACTTTGGAGCAACATCATTAGCTAAGTAATGCGAAGATTTCAAGTTGATGGGTTGATCGTCATAGAACACAGCCCAAATGCCAGCAGCCTCTACGATCTGATCCGTTTTGTATGTTTTTTTGTCTACATACTCTACTAGTACATTAGGTTGGGTTCTACTCATTAGAATGAGCTACCCTTAATTTCAACCTGAATTATTTCGTTTTCCTTTGCTGTACTTTGCTCTAGAGTCATGCCATACAGGTCAGATAATAGTTTAGATATCTCATCACGCAATCCACGGGCGTCTGCCATTGGCAATACTAAGTCTTTAGTTTGCTTTGACTCTGCTACGGCTACTTTATCTATGAATCGCTTTATCTGTAACATCTTAAGTATTTATCTGTGCCTGTGCCTCGTCAGAGGTTTTGTAGGGACCGGTGTAAGTATATCGTTGAATGAAGATATACTTGGGACAAAACTGAACAGACTTCACTCCATGTTGATCTATAACAAAGTACCCTGCGGCATGTAAACACTTGCTTTTTTTAGTCTTAGTGAATAGATGCAATCCTTTTTGAATATCCAAGATACTGTTATATACCCGCTTGGTAGTAGGGTATTCAGGATATGGATGCGTGGGCTTTGTAACAGTGTTTGTGATAGTTTCAAATTTGATTTGAGTGGTCTTCTTCAATTCATCCGTGTTGTTAAACTGAAGGAAGGTGCCATTTAACCGCACCCCGTATCCGGCGTTGTTAGCTTCAATATTACCAACTTTCTTCTCACCATCAGTGACAATCCAAAATTGGTTCTTGACGATTGGTTTTGCGACTAGTTCAGTCATTGTAATCCTTTGTTAGTGCCTTAAAAAGGTCTTTCTTATGCTTTGGTGCCCAATTTTTACCAGTAGGTCCGCACCTAGTATTGTTAAAATCGTTAGTACGCTCAACAGTACAATAAGGCATCGCAGCCCTAACCCGCTCAGTACCGTGAACCGGATCAATAATTTCATGCGCTGGCTTAATAGCATTGCTGCATTTGTACATGAAACTTTTAGCACCCACTAAGCCGCCTAACGTAAAAATATTGTTAGCTATGCTCATTTTGCTAAACTTACAATCTTTACAGAGATATACTTCATCAATTGCCATTCAGAACTCCCTTATACGGAGAGTTGAGCCACTTTGCATACGACTCGCTTTGGTCACTGATGCGGGTAAGTTCATACTTACCGCAGAACTTCATAAGATGAATGCCTACACTAGGAGTTATAACAGTGCGAACATCGTTCTTAATCACATCGTCTACTGCTTCCTTAATATCTTCGGGCTGTGCTGTAAGGTCAATCAACGTGCGATTACGTTCATAATCATCCCGGACACGATGCTCAACGTCATCATGGTCAGTCCAACGTTGCAGCATCATGTTATTCCACTTGAAGCCTTGCTTTTCACGGTCGTCAAATGCTTCACGAATGCCTACCGAGTTCTTAGAACCCTTTTCACGCACACCGGGATAAGCACTGAATACGTTGTCCGTAGAGTCACCGCGAATAATCTTCTTGAACAGTAAATACTCCGGATCTTCAAGCAGCTTGTGTTCGCCAGTCTTCTTGTCCTTGACAGGCTTACCACGGTCATTGAAGTAACCGTCAAGCTTAATCAACTGACCAGCAACACCGTTATACTGATGTACGTTTTCAGAAATCAACTGCACAAAGTCAGTGTCACTAGAAATAATGAAGTGTTCATCATCAGGGTGTAATGCAACGAACCTTGCAATGATATCGTCTGCTTCTGCGTTGGGAACACGCAATACGCTAGTGTTAGTCTTCTCACGAAGGAACGTGGTAAACGCTTCATACGTTTCCCAGAACATCTTGTTTTCTTCTACTTCACGTTCGGTCATCGCAGACTCATCAAGCTTACGATTTGCCTTGTATGGTTGATAGAAGTCTTTACGCCAACTACGCCCCTCAAGACAGAACACTACGTGGTCAACACCGAACATGCGCTGAACCTGATTGACAGAGGACATTGTCAAGTGCATAGCCATGCCAATCTTCTCCCATGTGTCGGTGTTGCGATTAGCAACATGCCGAGCGCGGAAGAAAGTATTAGCTGTGTCAATCAATGCGTATTTCATGTGGTACTTTCTCTGTTAATATATACATATATTACACTATATAGCAGCAGATGTCAACCTATTTCTTCCAAATAATTGTCGGGATCATCAACAATATTCTTTAACACGTTGCTAGGACTAAACGGTAAGAATTCCTGCTTGACCTTATAAATATTTGGATAATTTAACTTACATCGTGTTTCAACAATCTCTACTATTTTTGTGCCATCTATCTCTGATTCAGGAAGAAACCACTCTAGTTTTTTCTCAAATAATATTAGCAATTGGTCACCGTATTGGTTTTTGATATGACCTTCTAGCGCAGAAATCTCACTTGCACGACCATAGTAAAGATGCTCAAACGTTTGTTCTTTATTGAGGCTAGGAAGAATATAACGCCTAATTAGATAATTTCTAATGTTTGCATTTTTAATATGCTTACCAAAGCCCCAATAACCAGTCTGCTGTTGTTGTAGAATATAAAGCCAACCGCACTTTTCTGGTAATTTGATATTAGGCATTATCAACAGCCTCATGTACATCAATCGGGTCTAAGTGATCATACAAATCAATACCAGCATAATTAAAATCGTTTTCGTCATTTGTCAATGGATGTGTCCCGCCTAACCGTTGATAAATTTTCAATACAATTGACAACGCACAATTTGTTGATTTAAGCCTATGATCCTTAAGATTAGGGTACGCAGCCTCGTGCCAAGACACATGCGCTCTTTCAGCTTCATTGCGCAAGGTTGACAAATCAGTGAAGCACTTTTTAATGATGGCATGAAAGTTATCTAAGAATTCATTCCATTCAGGACCCTTTGTAGGAATACTTTTCTTAGTTATATTTTCAAACAAATGACCGTACAAACCAAAAGCAGCACTGTCAAATTTTGTACCGTGCCAATACTTCTGGTGTGTCGCAGCAATGAAAGTTAGTGTTTTGTAGTTCCAGTTATACACTGCGTCAATACGATCTAGTGTCCCTGCTTGACCCTTTTGGGGGTGACTTGCAGACACTGGAATAGCTTCATACTTTTCAAAAATAGACTGGCGCATTTCTGCATCAATATATTCTTTAATATTAGAATTATGTTGACGGACACCTGCAACTTTAATACGATGGAAGTCAAATGCTGACCATTTCTTCTGACCCTTACCGTTGCGATGATAGGCAGCTTCATTGGCAAACGCAATGCTAGGATTGTTTACGATGAAGAATGGGAATTCAAATTCTTCCCATTTTGCAGGATCTACCCCTTGCCAAAAACCATGCTTTGCAAGTAATCCTACTAAACTACCACCGTGTTGAGTATCAAACGATGGGTTAGATTTACCATCAGGACTGACAGTAGTAAATATCGGGCTTAATAGTTCTTCTATTAAATTTTCACCAATATCAGCAATGTGCTTAGGAATAACTAATCGTTGCGTTTCTTCTAAGAAGGTTACCTTACCAATCTTTTGTTTTGTAGCAACACCGATCTTGTTTGGATCAAAGGTCTTATTTTGCCTTTTCAACTCAGCCAGCATATTAGCAATGACTGGCATCTTTTCAAGCTCTGCAACTTGCTGTGCCATAGTCTTAGGCTTAGCATTTTTGAGTCGCTTAGGATCTAGTGGGTTTTTGATTTTAGAGATATCAATTACTTGACCTTTCGGAACATCTGTCCAAGGAAAGGATTTTTGAGTCGGCGATAATTTTGCCATTTAAGTTTCCTTTAGGGATATTGTTAAGCACTATTACTCAACAATATAGTCAATATACTACTATTTCACCCTAATGTCAACCGAAATTATCCAAAAGTAAATAAACTTAATGGTGAGGGAATAGGTTGCTCAGGCTTCTTTGAGAACACCATAATGCCTTCATCCGTATTCAAGTCTACTTTAGCACTCGGTCGAGTTATGTTTTTCAATGTGAGTGTTTCTACATAATGAAAGCCTAAGCTTTCTGCAATGGCTCTCGTATCAGCACATAACTTATAGTCTAGGAAATCTTTAATGTTGACAAGCATCTTGCCATCATCAACTAAATACCTCTTGATGTTTTCTATTGTAGGTTTTAGATATGTATCTAGCCATTCTTGATATGTAGTGCCGGGCTTAAATGACTGGTCACCTATCTTGTAATCTTCAAGATTGAAGTACGGAGGACTGCTGAACGCTACGCCGATAGTGTTTTCCCACTCCGGAACAAATGTCTGTGAACCGTGACACCGAATGTCATACTTTGCAGAGGTACCATTCACTGTATTATAGTCAGTAGCCATTTGATTGAGGCGTTCTACTAACATGGTATTCGGGTCAGTACCGTAATACTCAACATTGTTTCTCAATGACGAAAGCATTCTAACGCCCCAACCACACGAGAAGTCATAGTATTTACCGTTGATATTATATCTACTCAAAATAGAGTCAACAGACTTGATTGGATAGTTAGACGGCTTCATCGCAACGCCGCCACCGCTAAGACGCAATGCAGCTTCAAAGTTCTTAATATCTGAATCGGTTTTCGGATATACTTTGTCGCTAGAAAGGACCCTACTCCAAAAGTATCTAATCAAGTCTATAGATTCAAATACTTCTTCAATTGACCAGCGAGGCGACTCTAGCTTCACCTTAGCCATGAGGTCTTTTACATAGTAACTAGTGATGGTACCTATGATAGTGCCACCATTGTATACTGACTCTAGATTTTTCTTAACCAACGCAACATCAGGCTTTTGATAATATGCAGCCTTCAATGCTAAACACTTATCTTCTGGCAAGTCATACCAATGGTCGGTATTCAGTGTCTTACCCAAGTGAGTGATTTGATACTTTTTGTTCTTATTCTTGGGCATAGTTTAGCTAACTTCTGTAAATCCGCCGCCTAAATCACGCTGTTGGATAATACGCATTTCTGATTCACGCTTATCCGGGTCCGCAATCTCTTGTTCATAAACTTCAAGAGCGATGTTACGGCAGACAGTTTGGAACCAACGGTCAACAATCTGTGCATCAGTATCATCAGGGCGAATCTTGTAACCTTGCTTAATTAGATTTGCAACGAACTTATCATTCCAATCAAGTTCAAATGAACCATTGTTTATATCAGCCGGATCAAGTTCAACGCTTATGATATTAACGTAAGGCTCTCCGATAGCATTCGCCTGCTCTTTAGGAGTTAATTCCTTCTGTTTAGGTGCCTTTTTTGCTTTGGGAGCAACTGGCTCTGGAATAACCTCCGGCGCTATGTTAAACAATTTCTTTAATTTCTCAAACATGTTTTTACCTCTGTATAGTATATATCTGCTTCTTACCGTCGGTCATGATAATCGTACCATCAATCCACTGCGGGGGAGGACGATTAGACCAGCGGAGCAAGTCAGTCTTGCCGTAATTGTAATAGTTGCGATAGTTGGTAATTGGGTCCAAACTAACGATGTACTGTTTGTCCATGCACGATGGCATCTTAGTCATTACTCTGTGCTGTGTAATCTTCTCAGGAGCATCCTTGAGAATATCCTTTAGCTTATCGATAGTAAGGTGAGTGCGACCATAGCGATAAGTATACTCACGACCAAGAGCCAAAAGATGATCATACAACCAATTGTAGTTAGCAGAGTTCTCACGAACCCATACTGCGGACGGATGATTAATATGAGTAGCAGAATACATAATAGCGTCAGCATTGCCTGATAACCTCCAACGTTTTGCTTTGCGACCTGACTGTGATTGACCCACATACTCTTCACCGTCAATGACACGATGGGCAGTTGACAGGAGCTGTGCTGTCTCAAGAATCATCTTGACAACATGCCGGTCAACCATGTTGCGGGCGGCGACTTCGGGATCCGAATCTACATAAAATATATTCATAGTATCCTCACTTTATCACTATTTACGGTTATTGTCAAGTAGTTTATCACGGTAGGCGAAGTAATTCATCAATAGAATACAGATTTTTCATATATTTGGAAACATCTTCCAACACGCTAACAGCAGCATCACCTTGTCTACGAGGGCCGTAGCTAACAGTAATTGCTTCATCGGTTCCTTCACTCAATCTGGTGTCATTTACCCGCTCAAAGATATCAACGATTTCTTTAACCGTGTAACCAACGCCATGACCTAAGCACTCAATCTTATTAGCTGGTTCTTCAATTGCAATACGAATAGCTTCACAGATTTCGTCAACATGAACATAATCACGAATACAGGTACCGTCGGGAGTATCGTAATCATTACCGAAGATAGTAAACTCTCTAGTATATTCAGAACGCATGAGATTGTACATCAATCCGTCTGGATTAGTTGGTGCGTATCCAGAGCTTCCGATAACATTATAGAACCTAAAAATCGTATATGGAGTTGGATTATGAACAGTACAATACTCACGAACTACATCCTCAGCGGCTCTCTTACTGACTCCGTATGCACTTTCACATAGGTCTGCGGCTCCAGTAGATGCAAAGATAAAGTTCTTTGTCTGAATCTTGTTCAATACGTTCATGGTACCATTCAAATTAGTGATATAATACTGAATCGGCATTTCTTCGCTTTGACCTACATTAACTAATGCGGCAAGATGAACTACTGCATCGAACTCAAATCCTACTTCAAGTGGGCGATTGATGTCCGCTTGAAAAAACTGTGTGACTGGATGTTCGTTCGGTCTAATATCTAATCCATAAATTTCGTACTCAGATTCAAGCCTCTTGCAAAGATGAGACCCAATATAACCTGAACAACCTGTAATTAAAATCTTTTTCATATTAAATCCCTTCAAATAAATTTGAACCAAATACTTCTTCAATTGGCTTGAAAGAAGGTTCTTTTGAAAGCCAAGTATCTGTATCGGTGTATACTACGTGCAAAAACTTATATCTATTAGACAACACGCTCTCAAAATCTTCTCGTGCCAAATGATTCCTATTAAGATCCTTGATGTAATCTCTGTACTTTACGGTATCGTATGTATTGATCTTAGCTGAATTGTTATTGCTACGCTTAGCAACAAAATCATCTAAGAACTGAATCCAGCCTACTGCTACTTCATCGTCAAGTTGCTTGACATACTCTAACGCTTCTGAATGCTGATTGCTGCCATATAATGACTTAATAGTTTCAGCGGCGTTATTGATATTTACCTTATTGTAAAACTTACTATCAAAATTGTCAGACCAATCTTGCTTGTCTAAAACAACGCATGGCATGTGTCCAAGACATTCTAGAAATGCGAATGGATAGTTTTCACGCAAACTTGGCATAAAGAACACACTAGAACTACGAACGAAGTCTACTTTTTCTTGACCAGTGATGCCAGCCTTAATCTCATAGTCTGTAATGCCTGCCTCTTGAAAAGCTTTTTCAAACTTCTTAGCACCATTCTTGTTTGTCATTACACGAGCCGGAAGTTGACATTCTTTCATTGCACGAAGATATGCCTCTGGGTTCTTACCCTCTTCCCAACGACCGATAAACAGTACACCCTTTTTAGCATCGGTATAGGGTTCTAGCAAGCCACGCTCACTCATAGGCATACGCAACAGTTGACAGTTAGTAGCACCAAACTTAGTCAATTCATCAATATTTTTTTGACTCTGTGTACCGATGATGATATCAGAAAACTCCATATGCTTATTGTAGAAGTTATGATAGCTATCTAGAAATACATCGGTGAAGTTCTGTGCTTCTCTAAAAATCATGCTATGCAAGTGAGTATAGAATACAACGGGAATATACTTGTTGACTGTCATAGCATATGCAGCAGTCATTGCTTCCTGCGTATTGCACACAATCATATCGTAAAGATTAGTTTCAAAGCCTTTAAGAATTGCCTTACGGAAGTTGATAATCTTCTCAAAGTTGATAGTATCAGTAAACGCAAAGGTCGCAGTGTGATCAGTATAGCGCAATGGTTCATTTGGATAGATGATATTTGCACCAAGCTCCTTAATCAACTTACTAAAGTCATTCGTAGGTGCCTTGTCAAGCACGATATCGACTTTCCAACCGATACGCTGACACATTTCAGTGAAGCCTTTAGCGAACTGCCCAATACCACCATGCGGGATAAAGTGTTGGTCACTAATCATAAATGCAATGCGTTTACTGTAAGTCTTCATGTTGCCCATGCATTCTTGAAAAGAGGAACTTGAAGTCTATCACTGTAGC